CACAATATAGGAGGGGTTGCACTATAGTATACTAACGTATTAGTTACTTATTTCTAAGGATGTATAAGTTATAATTTCATAAAAGTCATCCATATTGATTTGCCATCGCTTCTGCGATACCGGGGAAAGTTTTACTCCTATTCTTTTGCCTTTCTTTACCTCCTTTATTGAACCAATACCCTCATTTTATTTTCCATTTTTCATTATTTACCCCAACTGTATAAAAATCTCCGATATTTTAGTTAAACAACTTAAGATTATAAGTATGATTTTTGTATCTATTTTCTTGTAGGGTGAAGTATTCTTCATCAATTTCACTTGCTATAAATTCATCCACATAATCATCGAATGCGATTCTATCGCTTCCACCTCCATTGTGTCCACAGTAGACTTTTTTCCCTTTTAAATCAAAATCCAATGCTATTTTTTTGTATAATAATATAGGTTTGTGGCATGGGTGTATTCGTTTTTCGTTTAGTTTTTTATTTCCTTGTTGTCTCATTGGGGTTTGGAGGTTTACTGCTTGACACATTCCTGCCCAAAGAAGATTTATTTCGTGCGTATGTTTTATACTGGAGCAGTACGCTGTTTCATAATCTTTAAAGCTCATTCCTTTTGCAACGCCTTTATTCCATTTAATTCTACCTGTGCCTAATCCGTCCCAATTAACGTACTCTACTCCAAATATTATTTGATTTTTGGATATTCGTCTCATTTCATTGAAGTAGTCTTGTTTAGGTGCTTCTTGGTCCCAGTCTTTTGGGGTATAGATTTTTTTATTATTATTGCCGTTTAGTTTATTTCCATTTTTCTGTTTAACGGTTGTCTTGGTTTCTTTTAGGTATGCCATTTTACCAACATTGATTCCGTAGGGTACATCATCGACAACCCAATCAAAATACTTGTCGGGTATATTTTTAGTTGTTAAGTTCCAATGTTCGTTATAGACTATACTTCTCATTTCTATTTTAGTTTTACCATTCTTCAATTTCGGGTTTTTCATTTTCGCCTAAATTCGGAAACTCGTAAAGTCCATCGGATACCCATTCTGTTTCCATAGTGTCCTCTAGGAATGCTAATTCGGCTGGTGCGTCTCTTTCTAATGCTAATTTCCTTGCCTCCTCTTCGGAATTGGCTTTGACTATTGTTGAGTACGGTGTCATTACATGTACGGTAACTTTATATTGTTTCATTTAGTTTTATTTTGGTGTTGTAAGTATGCCAAGAACCTTTTTAATCAAATTATCTGCGTGTATTAATCCTTCTGCATACGTGTCTAATTTCTCCTGATCATAACACGTTAGAAATACATTAGCAAGCTCTTTTTTGTATTCCAGTATATGCTGTAAGCTATCAGTTGTTTTGTTAATATCCATATATGCTGCTATGCTCAAATCATTAAATGGTTGTATTCTAGCCATCGACTTTTCAGCAGCTTCAGAAGTACGTTCCATAACATTTTGTATAGCACGTTGTCGTAGTGTTATTAATTTCCTTTCTAGTTCAGCCATGATTTTCGTTTAGTCTTTTTCATAGTATTTGAAACCAGTCTTTCGTGTTAGGGATTATGTCTCTATTAAATCTGTACTGTGTTCTGCTTTGGTACGGGGTTCTTCGAACATAAACAGTCCTTCATCTACGAGTATTCTCCCTTTTTTAACTCCGGGAAGGTCTTGTTTTAGCATGTATTTTTGATTTGATATTTTACTGATCATAGTTTTCTGATATTTAATTTCTATTTACTGTAAAGATGTACTAACCTACTAAAAGAGCTGAAATCTCTTCCATTTTATTAACTGTTTCGGTCATCCCAAATACTATTTGCTGTTGCTATGATAGTCCAGCCGTCTGTGCTAAATCCGTGAGTTCTTACATAATCCCATTCACCTATTGCTTTTAAATAAATCTTTGCTTCGCTAAACCCTTCTGTGGGATGAAAACGGTAGCTCACACCGTGAATAGTGTGTGGTTTTTTTTTATTGTCGTCCATATTTTCAATAATCTCTATTCCTGTTATTTTAGAGTCATTATTTATGTCAATAAAGGGGTTTTCTACATCTACACCATCTATTCCTAGAATAAAGGATAGATATTCTCTTATGTTTTCTTTTGAAGATTCTCCTTCTATTTTGAATTCAAGTGTTATTCTCATCTTTGTTTATATCGGTTACATTCAATTGCTTCTAAGGCTTCTATTTTAGTATCGTAAAAACCAGTAGTCATTCCATCTATATTATTAAAGTTGTACCAAAATGGGATGTACCAAACTTTTTTTTGTACCTCAAAACTTGTTGAGTAAAAATTTCCGTGCTTTTTAATTCTATATTTTGCCATATATTTTAAGTTTTCTTTTTTGGAGATTTACCAATTAGCTGATTCACTTTATTCTCTGCATTTATTTCTTCCCAATGTTGGTCAGTCAAGTTCCGGGCTAATTGCATTTCCATTTCGCTCACTGCTTCTTTAATTGCTTGAAACTTGTATTCAGTAATGTCTTCTGTTATGAATTCACTACAAAAGGCTAGAATTGCCATTGCATTGTAGGGGTTCATTTCTAATGGTACTTTTGTTTTGTCCATGATTATTGGTGTTGTTTAGAGTGTTTCATTAGTGCTGTCCCATTCATGAAAGGTTTACCATCTATGTAGTACCTTACTTTAGTTTTATCATAAGGCTTAATTTCATTACAGTTAACCCACCCTTTGTGCTTTATCTAAGGTTTTGTTTTCTTTACTCATTATCTCCAATAAAGTATTTCTCCGTCAAATGGTTTGGGCCATTTGAACCACTCTAAAAACTGCTTGAAAGTTAAGCCATCATTGTAAGCCATCTCTTTAACTTCATCGTTACTCATTGGAAGTGGGAGTCCCATTTTGTAGAATTCAAGTTCTAAAACCTGAAGGTTATCAATCCTCACTATTTCAACGTCTGGTGCTATGATTATCTGAGGGGAGAAGTATGGCTTCCCTGACCATACTCTTAATGAGGCTTTGTCACCTACCTTCCATCTTGATTCCATTTCACCGGATTTATTAACGGTTTTCGCTCGGATCGTGTGGGGTTTACGCTGGTAAGTAGTTGGGGAGGTTACATTAATACTATACCAAAATTCAAATATCTTCCAGTTGTCTAATTTATCATTATGCCTGTTTAAATAGATTAGGTTTTCTATATAATTATCTCCAAAATATTCATCACCTAAATAGTCATCGCTACCAAGATCAATCTTTAAACTATTTATAATCTTCTCCACAAAGAAAGTGGGTTTCCCTGCTTCTGGATGGTAGCTAGGAAATGTCCGGGAACATATTATTACTTTTGCCATTTTTTTTTATTTAAGGTTACAAACTAAGCATTTTAATAAATTGTTCAGCACCTATATTTGCGATTTTGTGCCTATCTTGATAGTTTAAGTACTTGCCTACTTTGTCATTACTTTCCCTATACCACCGTTCATTATCTATTTGTGCCATTGCTATGTTTGCAACCCAAGCATCTCTGTATTTAGGGTCTTTTAATTCCTCGTTTAGTTGCTGAATTACGTCTGAAACGGATGATTTACTAGGGTTTTCTTCCGGTTCAACTTTATCGTACTCACATCCTTTCACTGTATCTGGCATAATTCCAAATATCTCTTTAATAGTATCTTCATCATGCCCGTCTAACTCAAGAGCAGTTTCTATTGCGTGTCTGATAGCATAAGGGTAATGACAATCCTTTGTATTAATAGTGACTTTTGGTGTTTGGGATTCTTCTTTTCTATTAATTATAATTTTCATAATAAAGCTAATGTTTTAGTCTAATTTTTATGGTTTTTTATAAATAGGCTGTTTACAGGTGCCTTCTCTTACACTACATCCCCTTAAACAAACCATTGGGTCTTCACATTTGGAAATTTCAGGTTTATTATCTAGGTTTTTTTTCTTAAACCTTAAATATGCTTCTGGTGCATATATTACTAATGGTATGTAAGTTTGGATTGGATTACTCCATACTTCCATTAACCATTTATTGTAATCGTTTAAATCTTCTTCAGTCATTGTAGTCTCCTTTCTCTTTCTGCCCATAGTAATTCAGCAGCAGTAAATGAAGAACTTTCTGACATATCACGTTGATGTATGAATAATCCCTTTGTTACTTCATCAATAAAGTCTTGGCGTTCTCTTTTTTTAGGATCTATATAGAATTCAAGTTTTTGATTTTTTTTATATTCTGTAATAATCTCTTTTTCGTATTTCTCTCTACCTTCTTTCTTCCCTGCCTCAAACCATTTTTTTTGTTCTTCGTTCATAGTCCATTTAGTTTTTTGAAGTATCTTATCCATTTTTTCTTCTATCCTTGTAAGGGGGTCGTTTTGTGGTAATTTAAATTGTCTATTCATTTCCTGAGTTCTATACTTTTGTTCTGTAGATGGTTTGAAGTTATAGAATCTATACATAATATTAGTATGCATACGATGATTATTATCATCAATTAAACAAAAGATTGAACCCTGCTCTAGACGGTATATCTTACCATTTGTAAAAGATTCTGTAGTCGTTCCAGTGAACTCAGCGTACTTGACTCCTCCCCATTCATACCCAAAATTATTTTTAAATAGTTCCTCTTTTACAGGGGCTTTACCGAAAATTCGGTTAAACATATTAGCCATTGATTTTTTTTCGGATACTATTAGTTTTTCATTTATATCTTTGATAAATTTTTCATCTATATTTTTAAAGAAGAAGTCCACAAACTCGCTACTCTCACGTTCATCTTGAGAAATGTTAGCTCCACTTTCAGAAAAGTAGTCTCTTAATTGATCCAAAAATTCTATTAAAACACCTCTTGTTTCGGTGCTTTTTTTATGATCCTCTTCGGTTATTTTCTCCAAATCCATAGTTTCAAGAATACTTTCCTTCATTTCCCATAACGACTCTCCATCCAAAGAGTAGATTCGAGCTACTCTTTGGTCTTGAATATAATAGTCTTGTGGTTCAAATACCTTACTACCATAGGTTATTTCTGCTTTACACCTATATCTGGTTACTTCTTCACCGTTTATTTTATGTTTTTTTTTCATAATAATTTTATATTTTAAAAGTTAGTTGTTGCGATTAAACTAGTGGAATAATTATCTTTAGCATAATCAGCAAAGGTTCCATCTATTTTGTATCCGCTACAGTAATCGTCTTCATTGTAGTCCTCATCATCTTCATCTGGCTGAAATTCATTTATATCTAAGATGTACATACTTGACCATTGTGATTCAGGAATTTCTTTAACAGTGCAACCAGTAAGGTCTACACAGTCTATAAAGCTTTGGTAAAATTTACAAGCTTCTTCTTCATCTGGTGCAAGAACCCAATCTGTATCTGAATAGAACGTAAACGAAAATATTTTCATATCAATTAAATTTATAATTTACTAACCGTGTTTTTTTATTTTAAACCATGAAAACAGTTGTTTAATTCCTTTAATGGCTTCTGGAATTCCCTCTAAAAAAACAAATACAATAAATAATAAAACGATCATTATCCAAGAAATAGGGTGGTATGGATTTATTTTTATTGTTCTTACATCATCGTATAATTCTGGTTTTTTTTCAATAATCACGTAAAAAAACAAAAGTATTTTACCAAAATTTGTCATCATAGTAAGTTAAATAAAATTAGACCCCAAACACCACCTAACGCAGTAGAAAGAAAATCATATAGGTTTTCCCAATTCACATACCCATTACGGGCGAAATCTCCACCCTCCTTGCCTAGTCCGGCACCTGATGACATACCAATAGCATATCCAGAATCTTTTGTGGCTGCCATCGCTATAACCGATATGGTAAATCCTACTACAAAATGAACCACATATCCGCCCCACTTGTGTTTTCCTATAAACTCTAGTATTTTTTTCATAATTTATTCCCTGTTATTGCTTCGTAAACATTAAGCACCTCATGAATGTAATTTATTTTCCTATTGTATTCGCTAGTGATACAAAGATGGAATTCACCAGTCAAAATATCAGATATAAACCACCGAACTTCATCTTTGTAATAGCAGATGGTTGCAGTTCCGTTAGGGTTTTGCTTATAATTAAACCCTAAATCCAACATTCCTAAACGTGATATTAATATCTTTCTCACTTAATTTTGGTTAAACCTTCCAGTGTTTTTAATTAATCCCGAACTCTTAGCATCTTCAAGCCAATCTTTTAAGTTAGAATCTGAGTAACAGTCATCAATCGACTCTTTACTTTTTTTTCTAGCCTCATTAGCCCTTTGGATTGCTTTCTTAACATCACTCCTTATTAATCGAGGAACGGTAGGTAAGTCAGTCTCTTTAATCTTGCTATGGTATTCTTCATCCTCAACCTTAGCGTATTTAATAATGAAAACCATCATTACCATTCCTGATGCAAATCCAAATGAGAAGATCATTACTGCTATCTGTACAATTGTTGTTGTTTCCATTTTTTAAAACGTTAGTTGTAGTGAAAATCCAAACTCTTCAATTAGTCTTTTTAATCCTTTTGACTCAGGGATTGGCTTGTGTTGTCTATGATATATTGTTTTTTCTTTGGTATTTAATAATACCCCTTCTTTTCTTATTCGGTAGTGGAGATTATACCTAGATTTATTTTTTTTTAGCCTTTCCATTTCCGTAATCATGCTACTTGAAGATTATAATTGCTCTATCTCCCACCCTTACTGAATCTGAATTATTAGTATAAAAGTAGTCGTAAGCAAAACTTTTACCGTCAATGGTGGGGAACTTAACCGCTACAATATTCCCATTTCTTTCAGTTACTTCACCCATATTTGGGTCTAGTGCATAATTCGATGTCTTGCATGAAAACAATACGAATAGGATTACTATTATAAGTATAATATCAATCAGTCTCCAACAAGTAAATTTAACTTTTTTCATGGTTTTTACTTTAAATGTGTTTTTTAGTAGGGGAGACAGGATTCGAACCTGTATGAATAAGGTAGGCGTATCATGGACGCCTCGTTTTAGTCGAGCTGTAGGAATCGAACCTATGCCTTCACAACCCCATGTGATGAACTTACCATTTATTCTATCACTCGTTTTGACATTGTGAACTCCCTTATTCTATTTAATAGCGTCTACCAGTTCCGCCACTCCCCCATATTGCCTACCCTGCTATATGCAGGGTAGGGCTTACCTCTCTGTGATCGACTTGGTTTGCTACTAATTTACTCACGTTTAGTCCTCGCATTACCGATAGTACGGGTTTAGACTAAGTGTCCCGTATTACTTGCCCTCCGTGAGTAAATCAACCTCATCTATTTGGTGTGATTTATATTTACATCTTTATACTTTTTTTTATGTTTATTTATCCAGTACCTAATAATTCCACTTTTATTTACTTTACCTAATACCTTAAATGAAATGTCGGCAAGTGTTTCAATTTCCGATGGAGTAAGTGAGGCGTTAAAGTGCGCTACTTTTTCTCTTTTCATGTTTACAATTTTAAACTTGATACTCAAAAAAATTACTACATCGTAATCTTCATCACAAATATAGTAATTATTTTTCAAGTAACAAATAATTATTAAATTTTCTTTCTATCTTTTATTGGAACCCAGTATTTAGCGTGAATCGTCTTACCATCACTTCCAATTATCATTGAAGTAGTAACTGCTACTCCTTGGTTCCTGATTCGGTTAATAGCAGAAGAAAGACGATATACGTCATACAGATCTATTGCTAATAATCCGGTTATAGGCTGGCCAGAAAGTAAATGTTGTTTTATTTGTTGTTGCTTGCTCATGGTTTATAGGTTAAATCTGCTTTTTCCTCTTCTTCCTTTTTGTTTTGCTTTTACGTTTTTACGCATTGCTCTCTCAGCTTTTGCCCGACTTGAGAACTGAACCTTCCTATTACTTGGCCTTTTAACTCTCTTTTTAGAAGCAGGTGGGGCTGATTTTTTAACAGTTGCCACTGGTGATTTTTTAGTCATCTTGTAAATCCCTTCTGTTGTTGGCAAAACAGCCTTAACACTATTGGTTCCTCCTTTAACTGATTTGTTAGATTTAGCTCTTGGAGTAGGCTTTGCTTTTTCAAATTTGTACTTAGGATCGTTTTTCATAATTTAAGTTGTTTGATTGCTAATTTAATGATTTATTTTTTAATCCTCATTGGAACGATGGTTTGTACTCAGGGTTAGCAAACATTAAAACGATTTACTAACACAGTATAAAAACCATGCTAGCGTTCGTTACTATTTACTAATCGTGTGACATAAACAAATTAAATATATCATAGCCTTTAGCGTGTTTAGTAGTTGCAATATGCACGCTAATAAAAGGTATCATAATATCAATAGAGTGTCCGCTATAAACTAGCATCAGTCCTATTTGTTTGTTTAAGTACATAGATAATCTGTATTGTCCCATAATTTTTAATTTTTAGGTTTGTGTTTATTAATTAATTATCGTGCTTAATCCCGAACAGTTCTTATACTAAACATTAACCACAATGCTTACGGTAATTGTTAAGCAACCCTTTTATATTATCAGCACCAACCGGGTTTGCAGAGTGTACAAATATTTCAGGCAATTTCTTTTTATTATCCATACAGTAATCTACAAGCCATTTAGCACAGTCCATTCCTGTTTTCTCTTGGTAATTTTGACCACGCCATTCTTGAAACTTTTTACTTTCTTCGTAATTACTCCAAAAATATTCAGGTGTATAGTGCTCGTCTGCTAAATCGTGGTCAAAAGAAATTGCATTAGGTAATCCAAAAATTTCTATCCATTTGACAAACTGTTCGTGATTTAAAACCCAGTTTATATTGTAGTATTTACCACTTTCATCCGTTGGTACTTTACCTTCTTCGTTTATAAATGGGTTTCTAATATCATCTAACCAAAGTAATTTCTTCATAATTCAAATTTTATATTTCTAATCCGCACAGTAGCTAAAACTGTATAAAAAGCCATAAAAAACGGCTCTTATACTAAACGTTAGCATTAATACTAAATTGATTCGCTAAAATTTACATTATCACTAATAACTTCATCAATGAGTGGTTGTGTTTCTAGTTTTTCAATGGTAATATTAATTGCTTCGGTATAGTTCCCCTTTAGATATAAAATACTTGCAACACCTAGAACCTCATTATTAATATAATGCCTGTTCTTTCCTCTTCCTTTTAACACTTCCCAATCCATAGAAACATCATCATCTGTTTCCAATACACTTTTATAACCACCTTTTACTTTGTAATGCAGTCTAATCAAATTGTTATGACTAAACTGTTTAATAAATTTTCCTAATTTCATTCTATTTAATTTTATAGTTAATAATCCGTACTAATGCTAACACTGTATAAAAGCCATAGAAAAAACGGCTCTTATACCCATCCGTTATCCATAATTAATTGCTTTTATATTCTTTTAAGAACTGTTTTACTTGGTCTTTATAGCTTTCCCATTTACCGTTATATTCCTTCCACTCAACAAAAGCCATTAACTGTTTAACACGCTGTATAGTTAATAGCTCATTTAAGAGTTTGTATATAATTTCAGTAGATTCATTTATTCCATTTTTTGTCATTTGTCTTGATAGAATCGCTACTGCTATTTTGTGTTTTATTTCAACTTCTGTCATTATTTTTTTTGTTTTTAGGTTAATATTTTTTAATCCCCATTGAAACGGGTTTTATCTCGGTGTTACCTGCAATTATTATTAAAAGAAAAAGCCACCCACTCATACGGCTAATACTTGTGTCCATTGTTTCGCCATTGCTTGTGCTATTCCTGAGTATGTTTTACTTCTTAATTTTGCTCGGTCTTTAGTTTTAGGTAGTAAGTGCATTCTTTGGTTACTGCTTGGCTTTCTTCGCAGCCTACTAATATCTTCATAGTTTATATTTTATTTTTCGTTTTTAAATTCCATTGCTTGTTTTTTTTTTAAAAAGGTGCAGCATCATCAAAATCGTTTTTACCTGAAGAGATAAATTTATCAGGATTGTATTTCGGGTTGTCTTTTATGTTTTCGTCAATACTATAAATTTTACCTATTGATGGAACGTATTTTAGTATAACAGTCTTTAATCCTCCATCTCTATGTTTAGCAAAAATATTTTCTGCTATATTTTCTGTAGAGTTCCCATCTTCGTCTTGCATTATTCCATAGTATTCGGCCCGATAAAGAAAAATAACTGTATCAGCATCTTGTTCTATGGCTCCTGATTCCCTAAGATCAGATAATATTGGCCTTTTATCACCACCTCTTGTTTCTACTGCCCTAGATAATTGAGATAAGGCAATAACGGGTAAGTCTAATTCCATAGAGATTATCTTTGATGTCCTACTTATGTCAGATACTTCACTTTCTCTAGTTCCTTTTTTTGATCCAGTCATTAGTTGAAGATAATCTAAAATAACTAATGATATTCCATGCTTTAATTTCAGCATCTTGCAAATTCTGTGAAATCTAATAGCGGTAAGAGAGGGATTGTCAATTATAATAATTTGATCCAATATTTCTTCTCTTATTTTCATTATTTGAATCCAATCGCTATCTGTTAATTTTCCACTTTTTATTTTTCCCTTATATATTTCTGTGCTTATTGATATAATTCTTTTAACTAAATTAACCCTTGTTGTTTCAAGGCTAAATAAGGCAACTTTTTCACCAGTAAGAGCAGCGTTTATAGCAAAATTGATAGCCTCATCTGTTTTTCCTTGAGATGGTCTTGCGGCTATTATTATTAATGTGCCTTTCTGCCAACCACCAGTTAATTGATTAATCACGGGATAACCTGTATCAATTCCGGTCAAATGGTCTTTAGCCTCAGATGCTTTTTTAATGTTATCAATAACTGAGGGCATGATACTTCTTACTGTCTCAGACTTTGATTCGTTAACAGAAGAACTAATATTTAAAACATCGGAAGATATTTGGTCAACTAATTCAAACACATCTACTTCTTCTGAGTAAGCAGCAACTTGAGCTTTTGAAGCCATATCTATTATCATCCTTTTCATAGACTGTTCAGCTATTATTCTGGAATGATATTCAATGTTGGCTCCTGAAGATACCTTTGATGTAAGTTCGGTAACATATATAGCTCCACCTGCTAATTCTAGGTTTCCTTTCTTTCTAAGCTTAGTTATTACAGTTAATAGGTCAATGGGTTCACCATCTGTGAAAAGTTCTAAGATAGCCTGAAAAATGACCCTGTGGGAGTCTTTGTAGAACTTATCGGGGGATATTATTGCCATGACTGAAAGAATAGCATCTTTTTCAATCATTAAAGCTCCTAATACAGCCTCTTCCATTTCTATTGCTTGAGGAGGCATTTTGCCTAATTGGTTTTTATTCATGGTTTTTGTTTCAGTTAAAATTCTTGAATTTTCTTTTTTTCGGTTACAGTTTTAACCGGGCTTACTTTGTTTGTCCAACGAACAAAATGGGATATAGCCTCTTTTTCTGTCTTTTTAAAATCATATAAATGTATGCAAAGAAGTCTAAACGTGTTAACGTGGTTTTGAACGTCAATTGATCTTTTTCTCCAGCTCATCGCTAACCCCTCAATCCACATTCTGTTAGAGTACATTGATCTAAAAACATCATTGTGCTTCTCTCTTTCCCTTTCATCGAAAGATTTCTTTGGGGAAATTTGCTTTATATCATTATTATTATTAAAATATATATTATTGGGTAAACTTTCTTTACCGATTATCGGTAAACTTTCTTTACCAGTGCGGTTAAGTTTCTTTACCGATTGGTGGTTAACTTTCTTTACCGAATCATCTAAATCAGGCAATCCGTAACATTCATTCCATTTGGCAGTTGTTTGGAGAAATTTAGTGTCAGGATCTTTAAATAAAAAGCCCTTTTCTTCCATTCTTGAAATCATGCCAATAGTTGCGACTTTAGATACTCCCATTTCATCACCCATACGTTGTCTTGACATATAGCACCAACCTACATGTTTTGAGTTTGGATGCCTTGATAGGAAGTAAATCATATCGCACAGGACGTATTCATTACATGATAGGTCATTCTCTTTCCTGTAATCATGGTTTATTGAGCTGTATTTTAATGCCATTTTATTTTAGTTTATTTCGGTAAATATTATTCAATTTATCTATATTTCATGTTTTGTTTGTAAATAGTAGTCCTCAATATCACTTTCATTTATTGCCGATCCTGTTTTATTTAGGTAATCGCAAAATTTCAATAATGTATCATGCTGAGATTTATTGCAGATTGACAACCTTTTTTGCATTATTTCATAATCCTCTAATATGCCAAAAATTGTTTTTAAATCGTAATTAGAGAATTTTTTTGCAATTTTCGCTTCGTATTTATCTAATGATTTTCCCATGGTTATTTTATTACATTTCGTCCAATTCAGTTTTAACATCAGTCCAATACATTTTTTTAAGTCCTCCGTAATCCGCTCCTTTAGAAATATGTTCAATAATTTCATCTACTGCTATATGAGCGTTTTTAATTGCTATCAATGTACATAGAATTTCATTACCACAATCGGTATCTTCATCCATTAATATCATTCTGTATTTGTTGACTAAATCCTCTGCTTTTTGCTTACTATTCATGGTTACTTCAAATGTTTGTTCCAATGTTTCTGATATGCCTCTGCTGGTGATTGCCCGGGCTTAAGCCTGTACGGTTCTGTACGGTAAGTAGCGCATGAGCCTAATAGTATGATCAGGCCAAATAGAATTGTGAGTAATAAAATTAATCGTATCATTTTCGGTTTGTTTTGTTTCGCTTCGTTTAAATCTTGTTCGTTTATCATTGTATTCGTTTAATTTTGGTTATAGGCTATTTTAGGACAGACCCTAACAATTCCAACATTTCCTCAATAGACCAATCTTCTTTTACAAATTTGTAAGACCCATCTTTTAACTCTTTAAATTTTGGGTAAAGGTAAAATTCGTGAATAACGCTTATATGATCTTTACCTACAAACGAAATTTCATACCCTGTTTTTTCAAAATGTTTGTTTAATTTATTTGACAGTCTTATACATTTATTTTCTGTGTCGGCTTTTTGCCAGAACTTTAAAAACGGAATATATTTTCCTTCTTCCCAGAGCGGATAAGTAATAAATTCTTCACTTATAAATGGTATTAATTTTTCTATTTTTTGATTTATCATAATACCCCGTTCTGCTTTAACATATACCTGACAAAAAACCAATCTACAAACGGACGTTCTGAGAGTTCTTTATCGTATTTCAAAGGACATCCAAGCGCAGCATCGTCAATATACATTTTTGAATATGCCTTGGGGCTTGTAGTCCATGTGTGTTGTGTTGGATTGGTTTGGATTCCGTAAAGCGGTATTTCATTTTCTTTAAACCAATTTATCGCTTCCGTTAAGTAATTACCACTTTTAAGATGAATATCGTTATCTTCTGAAGTTGGATTCACAATATCACTACGCATTGTAAAAAGAATAAGTTGGTGTCCTTTTTCAACCAATTCTTTTAATACGGGAACGGCATTTATATCCTTTCCTACTTTTGGAAATTCGTGAGTTACACACGTTCCATCAAAATCAATCGCTATTATCATGGCTTTTCCTTAATTCCTGTAAATCCTTAAATGTGACTATACCTTTTGCTTTCTAAATCTTCGATAATTCACTATTGGGGAATCTAAACCCTTACTTAGCTGCCCTTTCATCTTCGAATATTGCAGGAATCCATTGCTGGTAAGCTGAAGCGGAATAGGTTCCGTCTTTGTGTTTGTGTGTCATTTTAAGTACCTCGTATTTTTATTAATAGTTTAAAATTTTATTTCAATTAGTAGGGTAAGGACTCGAACCTTAATCTCTTTCTTGCGGTCGGACTCTACCTACCTTTTCGAGGCGTTACTTAACTAACATTTACATTGAGTTACCCAACTAAAAGAAATAAAATACTACTTATTATTAGTCACAAAAGCGTGAATTTTATTTGCAACCTCAACTACGTCTTCTTGGTACTTAACATTTTTACCATCTTTACTAAGTATGTAGATTGGTTTACCAACAATTCTTGTTGCATAATCAATACACTGAATTCTCATTTGTTGGTTTCGTTCGTTTTCCAACAATATATCTGGATCGTACATAATAATATATTATAAATTAAATTAGCGTGTAATCCCCCACGCTAAAAAAGGGTTTAAAATTTTAAACAAGATTGGTAAAAAAAGTTATGATCTTACTAATAACTGATACCCGTCTCTTTTTTTACCCTCATAAAGACCTCTTTCAATACCCTGATATACAGCCTGTGGGGTTATACCTTTCATTTTGGCAAATACCTTAACTGGTATCCAAACATACTTTTCTTCCATACTTACAAATTCAAACCTGTTGATACAGTGTAGTTACCACTAAATATATTCCATTGTTCACCAGATTCATCCTCAATAGTGACCATTGAGGAGTACTCGTTGATTATTTTCAACTCTTTACCCTTAATAAAGTTGTTGAAATGCCAATAAGAGCATCCAAATTGATCCGGTCTAATATTTACTCGTATTTTCTTTTGGTGAGTCATTATGGTTTTGGTTTATAATGGTTTTGGGGTTTTAAAAAACCAAGAAGGGAAAACCATAACCCTCCTTGGAAAATTCACCTACTTTGAACTAGATATGTGCAATGCAAAACAAAGGTAAAACAATTTACGAATATTTAAGTATCTTTGAATAAGATTTTGCCAAAATATGTATAGGAAACACCCTGAATCTACACCGATTGATTTACAAGAAGGACTTATAGGATGGATGCCACCTAAAGGAGTTCTGTGGGATCATTTCACTAATAAGTGGGTAAAAACAGAAATATTCTCAAGGTCAAGAAAAAAATCAGATCAATATTGGGAGCCGGAAAAGGAACCTGATTGGTACAGAAAGAAAAGACGTGAAGAGGAAAGAACAATTCTTAATACAGAAAATCCAGACTTTTATATTGAAGAGTGCATGTCTTACAGGCAAGACCAATGGTTTAAACGGCTAAATGGGTTTTGGTTCATGAATAATGGA